CAGCAGGCACAGTCGTGGTGTCTCCGCGTCAATCTGAACGAAGGCGTTGTCATTGATGCTTTGGAAGCCAAAACTCATGTCGAGTACCTGATTGCATAGCCCTTTGCAACGATACGTGAGCCAATTGTGGCGGCCGTAGCGGAGGGGTTTTTATACTTGACGACAACCTGATTCAATGAAACCGACACGTAGGGGTAGGACTTGCTGTTGCCCGATCCGGATTCGGAGGACTGCACATCCTGTTCTCTCGTCGGAATGATCATGAACACGCAGTTGGCCGGGTTGAAACCGGGAATGCTCAAAGTGTAATCGCCGACCGAACCGCTGAAGTCGATCACGCCCTGCCATATCACCTGGTAGGTGAAGCTGTTGGTGTCCATGGCGAGCTGACCGTTCTCGTCAAACACGCGTAATCCATAAGCCATTTTTTACCCCAGATAGCCGAGTCGGACACGCAACACACTGTTGGCGTCATAGACCGAGACGTTCAGCGCGTTGATCACCAACCGCCCCTGTCCTGGCACGATGCCGTTGATCTCCAGTGTCCCGTCCTTGTTGAGAATCCAGCCCTGCTGACCGGCGATGTAGTTCGTGGAGCTGATGTAGCTGCCGATCTTGGCGTTGGTGATGGTGCCGTCTGCGATGAAGGCCGAGTTGATGAACACCTGACCGCCCTGCACCGCAAACGGAACCGAGATGGCGCCGCCAGCGATGGTGTTGACGACGGCAAACCGATCAGCACTCACTAGGAACTGGCTTTGCAGACCCGCGCCGGTGTTCTCGATGCCCAGGCCGATACCGGCGGCGATGTACTTGCCATCGGCCGCGACCTGCATTTTCACCGACCACATGGTGTTCAGCTTGCCGGCAGTGTCCGCGTAGGCTGTCGACGTCTGCTGAATGGCGGCCGAGTTCTGCCCCACCGACACATTCAACTGGTCGATCTTCGTCGCCGTCGCTGACTCGTTGGTGGCCACCACCTGTTCCAGCTCGGTGATGTTGGCCGCGTTCTCGCCGATCTTCGCATCGAAGGTGGTGATGCGCTGCGCGAACGCCTCGTTTTCAGAGCTCCGCACCTTGGACTCCGAAGCAATGGCCGCGGTGCTGGTCCAGCCTTTGAGGGCGTCGGCCAGATCGCCTTCCCCGCTGTCGTCGCGGTATGACGCCTGCAACGCTTGGAACGCGGTCGCCTGCGCCGTGACAACACCGTCGAGCTCTGTGATATCGGCAGTGTTGAAGGCAACCTGTTGCGCCAGCCCATTCGCCGTTTCGATTGACTCACCGACATCCATCCAGTAGGTCGCATTCGGCGGCGGGGTGTTGATTGGCACTTCGCCCTTTGCCTGGAAGATGTGGCCGTCCTCCACAACCATCTGATCTTTCTCGTAGACCTGATCCGGTTTGTAAGCGGTCAGGCCGTCGAGCGCGTCGATCTGGTCCTGAAGGCCGGGGATTTTGTTGATCTCGTCCAGCAGGTCTTGGCCCAGCTCCGTCTCGCCAATCTGGCCTGCGATCATTTCCAAGATGGCCGAGGTATCCGCACTCGACTGCCCCATAACGCCAAGCCCGATCGGGTACCAGGGCCCGATGTTGCCGATGCGGTCTACCAGCCGCGCCCAGAAGAAAAACGTCACGCCGGCACGCAGGCCAAGCATCGAGAAATCGCTTTGCGGGTATGACAGGTCCGTGAGCTTGGTGGAGGCCTCCAGACTGGTCGTCGGCCCGAACCAGATTTCCGTGCGCTGAGTGTCCTCCGCCCCAGCCGGGAATCCCCACTTCAGATAAATGCCGAACAACAACGGTGTAGCCGTCAGGTATGAAACCGCCGGCGGCAATCCCTCCTTGCCCTTGAGGTTGGTCAACATCGAGCTGCGCCAGATCGACGAGATGTCGAAGGCGCTCACCGCTCTGACTCGAGCCACGTAGGCACCAGCATAGATACCCACCACATCGACACTGGTCATCCCGGTGCGCTGCAGCTTGATCCAGTTGCCGCTGTCCTTGCGCCACTCAACGTCATACCCGACGGCGCCGTTTACTGCGGGCCAGATAATCGTCATGGTGGCGACGGCAATGCCCTGGGACACGACCGAGTTCGACGTGACCGTCACGCTCGCCGGCGCGGGTACCACGGTGATCGGAATTACGCTGATCGGCCGTTCTTCCAGACGCGCACCGGTGTCGATGTAAGCGAACTTGCTTGGGTCGTATTGCAGCGCGCTGATTTCGAAGTCGCCTTCGATCGTGCGCTTGGTGCGCAATACCCGATACAGCGGGATTGCCAGGTCGTCAGCATCCAGCGCCCACTGCAATTGCGGCAAGGGTGGTTCGCTGTAGTTGGTGGTCACGGTCACGGCGCGGCCGCTCACGCTCTGCACGGTGCGGCCTTCGGCGCGCCCGCCCGGTAGGTTGATGATCAAGCGATCACCAGCCTTGGCCTGGGTGTCACGGTCCAGCGTCACAACGCGGCCGGCTGCGACAGAGATACGCCCGCCCACTTCGCGTCCCGCAAGCAGCGAGTCAGCTACCGGGATGATGTGGCCGGGAAGCGGAATTACGCCCTCCATGCCGGTCTTGAACGAGACGGTCCGGTCCTGATTGTTGCTCAGGATTGCCCACTTACCGCGCCGCTGGGCCTCGGACGCTCGGGTGCAGCCGATGGCGCTCAGCTCAGTTGGCCGGTCACCATAGCGCCGTTGCAGACCCAAATCAGCGAATGGGATGACGTCGGTGTCGTAGTTGTTCGCTGGGTTGTCGTAGCTGACCAGGGCCCGAGTGTAACGGGTCTTGGCCGAGGCACTGCCATACGAGAACTTACCGTCGATGACGTTGGTCCGGGTGAAGACATAATCGAAGTCCTGCGCGCGCGGCATGTCAGCCTGCATCACCAGTTGGCCTTGAGCCCAGTAGGTCATGCCCCGGTAAATGCCGGCGATATCGCGCAGCAACGACCAGGCGTCGGCCTTGCCCTGTAGGTTCATGTCGCACAGGAATCGTGGCTCTACGCCGCCAAGGCCGTTCGGCACCAGCTGGTCGCAGTACTGCGCGATTCGGTAAAGCTCCCACTTGTCGACCATGAACGGCTTGATGCGTTTGCCCAGGCCGAACATGTCATTCGTGCAAACACCGTAGGTGATCCACGCAGGGTTATTGGTCCAGGCCGACTTCATGCTGCCATCCCACGTACCGGTGTAGGTGCGCAGGATTGGATCGTAGTTGCTCGGCACCATCCAGCGCCGCGCCCTGCACCGCACGGTGACGGCGGGAATGTTGGTGAACTGCTCGGCGTCGAACTCAATGTAGAGCAGCGCGGTATTTGGATAGCGCAGCTTGGCGTCGATCACCTCGGTGTAACCGGCAATCAGCATGGTGTCGGCAATCTTGTTGCTGTTCTGGTTCGGGGTCAGCCGGCGCACACGGATCTGCCAGCCACTGGCGGCGTCCGGCAAATCGACGCGGACAGACCGCTCGTATCGCGTGGTGGTCTTTCCGTTCACGGCATCCAAGGCCACTTGCTGGTACGCGCCGCCATCGGTTGCCACGTCGATGGCGTACTCGATGCGGTAGCCCACGACATTGCCTTCGTCGTCCTGGCGTTGCAGTGCTGACCAGGCGAGGCGGATGCGCGCGGCTGAGAGCTGGGTGTTGCTGATCGAACGAACCCACGGCGCATCGCTGCGCAGTTCAACGTTGAGTGAGGTTTCACTCTCGACCGCTGGAATGCCCGGGATATAGGTCTGGTCCACGGATCCCGGACGCCAATCCCATTTCACGTTCGGGAAGTTGTAGTTGCCGCCCGCGTCTCGAATCGGCGTGTTGTCGAGAAAGATGCTGTAGTCGGTCGGAACTTCGTCGAACTCCCCCTCGCCCACGGCGATCAACAATTTTGCCAAGTTGGTCGAGCGCAGGCTGTCGCTGGCTTCGACTGGCGACTTCGGCTTACTGCTGCCGCCCTTCTCGCCATGGATCTCGATTTTTTCCGCTGCGCCCATACTTTCCTCCAGGCATAAAAAAACTGCCTCGAGGGCAGTTCCGTTAAAAAAACAGGTCTAATTCGGTGGTTCCTTAGCAAGCGAATCCTCTAAATCCTTGATTTGACTTGGAAGCACATACAAATAAGAAATCAGATACTTCAGCAGCTCAACCATTTGCTGAGCCATCAATTCCGTTGGTTCATTTTCTTCGTCAAAGTGAGCACCAAGATTGCCACCATCACGGATAGCATGCGCCAAAGTGGACAGAGGGGCTGCCAAATTATGTTGTTCCATCGCTTGTTTGATGAGCGCCGCCAGAGTTCCTTTTCTGCTCCCTTCGGGAAGCAGATATTTAAATATGCCCTCCAACGTTCTACGGGCCATAACAGCCGTAGCTGGATAATTTTTAGTCATGAACGATGTGGATGTAGACTCAAAAGATTTCCTTATCGCAACAGGCACAGACTCGGGAAAGTCGGTAACCAGCAATGAAGGTCGTGACCTTGGGTACATAAACACGTCAGCTGGGTTGCCATCGTTTATTTCAGATGCGGAAGACCTGATAGCCCAAAAAGAGACGAACTCACTGCAAGACGGACACGACGCCCGTAACCCAATACTGCCAGTTGCAGAGTCATGGTGTGACATGGCAGTGGTATAAGTGACCAAGTCTCCACAAAAGGGACACATCTGGCTAATGGACTTTGGATACCTATTACCTCCGCTTGCTCCCCACTGCCGAACCATCGCAAATGATATGCTT